TTATGCAACAATACAATATATGCATCAATACTATCATCACTCCCCTACCCTACTGTATAACTCGCTTTACTAGGGCGTTTTTCTGACATACTGTATTATTGACCCCCCACCCCCCTGTTTGCTCGACTTACCTAACATCCATACAATGCCTACTGACATACCATAGTAGCACAGATAACCCCCACCCTATTCCTATAGACCACGGGGTATATTTATATATACTGATAGCATGGATGAAACACTAAAGGCGGATGGATTTGATGAAGCCATCATGGGATACGCTGGAAGATGCGGAATGAATGACGTTCTGCTCTACAGCACAAACAAGATTATACAAATATTAATGGAACGAGACGGCATGACCGATGAGGAAGCCATCGAGTTCTTTGAATTTAACATCAAGGGAGCTTACATGGGCGAGGGTACACCCCTCTACTATGATGACTTACATGAGAATACCAGAGACTACAGAAGAGAAGATAGCTCAGCTCAAACTCTTAGTAGATAAAGTAAAAGATTTAGAAACACAGGAAAGTGCTCGCAACAGTCTATTAGGGTATGCAAAATCCCAAATGGACAATTATAAAACCCCTCCCCACATCAAGAAGCTGGCGGAGAAGCTAGAGGCGGTAGAGCGTGGTGATGTCAAGAGACTCGCCATATTTATGCCACCCAGACACGGCAAATCTATTCTGACATCAGAATTTTTTCCCGCATGGTTTATGGGCAGGAACCCCGATAAGTATATTATCTGTTCCACATACGCTCAGGACCTGGCGGATGATTTTGGGCGTAAAGTCAGGAACCAGCTTCAGGATGACAACTTCGGCAAAATTTTTCCCGACACGCAGTTATCGACAGACTCAGCGAGTGTAAGGAGATTTCACACGACCCAAGGTGGCGTGTACTACGCAGTGGGTGCAGGCTCGGCTATTACGGGTAGAGGTGCACACTTACTACTGATTGACGACCCGATTAAAGGTCGTGAGGAGGCAGACTCGCAGGCGATGCGTGGAAACCTCTTAGACTGGTACCGCTCCACCGCATACACGAGATTAATGCCCAATGGCAGTGTTATCTTAATTCAAACGAGATGGCACGAGGATGACCTCGCTGGATGGGTACTCAAGGAGACGGGACACGAGGGGTGGGACATTGTCGAGTTTCCAGCGATATTAAACGGAACCGCAGCGGATATGCTCGGTCTGAATGAGGGCGACCCACTATGGGAGGAAGCCTACCCGCTGGAGCGATTAGAAGAGATTAAGAAGACCGTAGGAACACGGGAGTGGACATCGCTCTACAACCAGACTCCCTCGGTAGAAGAAGGAAACGTCATTAAGCGATGGTGGTGGAAGTATTGGAAACGAGAGCAACTACCAGAAATACAATACAAGATACAGTCTTGGGATACCGCTTATACAGCGAACCAGAACTCTGATTACTCTGCGTGTACAACGTGGGGTGTGTTTTCTGGCGAGGGCGGATACAACCTAATTTTACTCGACTCGTTTAGAGAACGCCTGACGTTCCCTGAGTTGAAGAATGCAGCAATAAGTCTGTACAATATGCACCAGCCTGATAATATTCTCGTGGAAGCCAAAGCGAGTGGATTATCACTAGTGCAAGAGTTAATGAGAACGGGAATACCGATTACACCCTTTAATCCGAAACGCATGGATAAGCTGGCGAGGGTTCACGCAATCACGCCATTATTCGAGAGCGGCAGGATTTGGGCACCCGACACGGATGAAACCGAGGCGGTGGTATCGCAGTGTGCGGCTTTCCCCAACACGAAGAACGATGACCTAGTCGATTCGCTATCGCAGGCATTATTAAGATTGCGTAAGGGCTGGATGGTGAACCATCCGCAGGATGTCCCCTACGAAGAACCGACAGGACCGAGAGGAAGTTATTGGCAATGAGAGAATCATTAATTGAATCAGTGAAGAGACACGAGGGTTTCCGTGACCAAGTCTACTTGGATACGCTAGGCAAGAGAACTGTGGGCTATGGGCACCTCTGCGTGGAAGACCACTGGGAAGACGGCAAGGTATACGACAAGGAATACCTTGAGGAAATACTTAAAAAAGATTTACAGCACGCAGTAGATACGGCAACGTATATGTGTGAGAAGACAGAAATAAGCGAAGAAGGACAAGATATAATCACGGAGATGGTGTTCCAGCTAGGCGGGAATGGTGTCTCTAAATTTAAAATGATGTGGGAGGCTCTCAAGGCTAGCCCACCAAATTACGAAGAGGCTTCAGTCCAGATGCTCGATAGTCGCTGGGCACAGCAGACCCCAAATAGAGCACGAGAGATGGCGGAGCACATGAAATCATTAGGAGGCAAGTAATGGGAAAAGTAGATACGGTTGTAGAAAAGACTGGACTAGGAAAAAAAGCATTGGATTTGGTAAATCCATTTAAAAACAAATTAAAGAAATACATAGTAGCAACGGCTGGATACAATAGTTTTCCAGAGATGAAAAGAGCATACCAAGAGGGAGAACTTTCTCTTAATGATATCGCTAAAATTGGAGTTAAAGCAGCTGCTGGACCTATTGTAACAACATACAAAGGTGGTAAAGCAGTGCTAGACGAAACTATTAAAGAAATTTATAGTCAGTTTGGTCAAAAGAAAGCTATGGGTGGAATGATGGAAGCCCGTAAAAAAGGCATGGGTCTAAAAATGAATACAGGCGGCATGGCTGGCTTTCCAGATTTAACTGGAGACGGCAAGGTAACTCAGAAAGATATTCTTAGAGGTAGAAAAGTGCCAGGCTTTAAAGGTGGCGGAACAGTCAAAAAGAGAGTTGTCAAAAGAAAACCAAAGTCAAGAGGCACAGGTGCTGCAGTAAGAGGAACTAAATTTAAAGGCGTATTTTAAATGGGACTTTTTAAAGCAATAAGAATTATGTTACCCAGTGGGAATGTAGTTATTGCGAAGTCAAAAGAGATGTTGGAAAAGCTCTTGAAAGAAGGCGGCAAACAAATTAAAAAGCTACCTGACGATAAAACAAGAGACACCAACATTGCAACAGGAGGCGGACCTGCATCACCACCCAGACGTATTCTAGAAGAATTTTATAAAGATGGGGGACTCGCTAAGAAGAAACCTAAGTCTAAAAAATCTCGTGGTAGCGGCTCTGCTATTAAAGGCACAAAATTTAAGGGAGTATTCTAATGTCAAAACTTGGTATAATGAATGACATAGCTAAATTTTTCTCTGGAGGCAAATCTGGACCCAAAGCATTACTACTAGCGTATGCTAGATTTGGTAAAGATGCAGTAAATAAATTTTTTAAAGAAAGAGTTTCGAGTTCTAATTTCAAAGACAGAAATATTAAACGTGATGAAATGAGCGAGGCAATACAAAAAGATTTACTGGAAAAGAAAAAAGGTGGTATGGTAAAAAAATCATCGAAAAGTTCAACAAAAAGACGTGCTGGAGCAGCAAAAAGAGGATTTAATAATTTTAAAGGAATATTTTAATGGCTAGAACACCACTAGGTGCAGTAGACCCGCTAATAGAACAGGAAATAACTGTCGTTGCAGAGGGGACTGTCGAAGAAGAGCCGATTTTATCGGACAACATAGCAGATAATCTCGATGAAGAGAGCTTAGAGATGATTTCATCTGAGCTTTTGGCTGCATTTGAGGCGGATGTTCAGTCTAGAAAAGACTACGAAGAGACAATTAAGAAGGGAATGGAGCTTTTAGGCTTAAAACTAGAAGATTCACAGAATCCTTTCCCTGGAGCGTGCTCTGCACATCACCCAATGATGATTGAGGGTGCTGTTCAGTTCCAATCTCAAGCTATTAAAGAGCTATTTCCATCTGGTGGACCTGTTAAAACACAAATTATTGGTGAGAAGACCGATGATATTGTCAAACAGGCGAACAGAGTTAAAGAATTTTTAAATTATCAAGTCACCGAGACAATGGAAGAGTATTTCGATGACTTTGACCAGATGTTATTTTACTTACCGATAGTCGGTAGCTGCTTTAAAAAGATTTATTACGATGAAATACTAAAGAGACCCATCTCTCGTTTCATCCCTATTACAGATTTCGTTGTATCGTACAATACTGTCGATTTAAGAACGTCAGGGAGATACACCCACATCATTCGCATGACTCAAAACGAGCTGCGAAAGAAAATATACTCTGGTTTCTATCGTGACACAGAAATCGATATGAATCCCGAGGAGGATGACTCCAACGACATCAGACAGAAGATACAAGACATAGAGGGTATTACCCCATCTAAGAATTATCAGAAAGACGGCAGACTAACCTTGTTAGAGATGCACGTTGATTTAGATATTCCTGGCTATGAGAAAGATTTTGCGTGTCCTTACATCGTCACTATCTGCAAAGAGACCAGAGAGATTTTATCAATTAGAGAAAACTTTAAACCAGACGACCCAGACTTTAAGAGAATACAGCACTTCGTACACTACAAGTTTTTACCTGGTTTTGGTTTTTATGGTATGGGTTATGTTCACCTTTTAGGGAACTTACAGAAGTCTGTAACAACTATACTACGTTCTCTTGTTGATGCTGGACAGTTTTCTAATTTACCTGGTGGTTTTAAAGCCAGAGGAATGAGAGTGGAAGGCGAACAGCCTGTTGGATTTGGTGAGTTTAGAGATGTTGAGGGATATGGCGATGACATCAGAAAGTCTATCGTACCTCTACCGTTTAAAGAGCCATCACAAACTCTGTTTGCATTATTAGGTTCAATGACTCAAGAGGGCAGAAGATTAGCTGCCATCACAGACTTACAGTCTGGAGACATGAATGCCAACGCACCCGTGGGTACAACCATTGCCTTATTAGAGCAGGGTATCAAGGTGATGTCTTCGATACACAAGAGATTACACAAAGCCCAGAGAGAAGAGTTTAAGATTATCGTAAGAATCAACAAAGATTTCTTACCAGACTATTATCCCTACAGCGTAGCGGGTGACAACAGATTTATATTTTCAAAAGATTTTGACGACAGAGTAGATATTCTACCCGTATCTGACCCTAATATATTCTCTACCGCACAGAGAGTTTTATTAGCCCAAACACAATTACAGGCGGCAGCAGCGGCACCACAGATACACGACATGAAAGAGGCATACAAGAGATTGTATGAAGCCCTCGATGTTAAAAACGTAGACGAGATTTTATTACCAGAGATGGGTGCAAAGAGAAAAGACCCCGTCACAGAAAACTATGCAATGATGTATGGCAGACCTGTGAAGGCGTATGCATCTCAAGACCACGATGCTCACATTGCCGTGCACCAAGCAATGTTAAGCGACCCGACAATGACACCCCAATCACCACAGGTGGCACAGGCG